GTAGGATTCATGTTTGGTGAACCTGTTCAGTATGTCCGCCGTGGAGACTGCAACATAGCACCTGTTGACGATTCGGCAGGGGTTGCCACGCTCAACGAGTTAATGCAGTTTGACAACAAAGCCGGAAAAGACAGAGAACTCGCAGAATGGTTCAACAAATGTGGTGTAGCGTATAGACTGGTTGTGCCGTCTGATGAGGGCGAAGACATTCCGTTCAAGACGTATGTACTGGATTCACGAAACACGTTCATTGTTCGGTCAAACGATTTTGAAGAAAAGCCTGTTTTGGGAGTAACTTATGTAAACCGTTACGGGATTGACGGAGAAATGTTCAACCGAGCTACGATTTATTCCGATAAATACGCATGGACGGTTGATTTCTCTGGCAGCCGATATGAAACGATTAGAAAAAGTGAAAATCCTATCGGAATGATACCGATTTTTGAATATCGAAACAACCCTGACATGATAGGTTCATTTGAACCTGTGTTACCGCTGTGCGATGCACTCAACACTCTAAGTTCAAACTGTGTGGACGCTATAGAGCAGACCGTGCAGAATCTTTTGTGGTTCAATAACTGCGAAATAAGCGAAAAGCAGTTTGAGGAACTTAAGGACAAGGGAGCAATCATGACGAAATCCGAGCCGGGAAATCCTGCAAGCATTCAAGTGATTGTAACTCAGCTTAGCCAGACGGAAACGCAGGCAACGAAAGATGACATTTATCAAAAAATGCTTACGATTGCAAGCGTACCCGACCGCCGTGCGTCCGCAGGCGGAAACACAGGTCAAGCACTCATTATCGGAGAAGGCTGGGTAATGGCAGAGTCTTCGGCGAAAGCCCTTGAACCGCTGTTTATTGGAGCAGAAAAGCAAATGCTCAGAGCGGTATTGAAGATTTGTGCCGACACTAAAAATTCACCTCCCGAAGTGAAAAAACTGAAAATTCACGATATAGATGTGAAATTCACCCGAAACAAGACAGACAATCTGCTTGTTAAAACGCAGGCACTCATGAATCTGTTGCAGTCGGGCATTCACCCTCGAATTGCAATTGAGTACTGCGGTTTGTTCTCAGACCCCGAACAAGTTTACATGGACAGCCGTGAATCACTTGAAAAGCTTGCAACAGGAAATGCAAGTGGTGAAGACCTTAACACGGTTGTAAGCAAGTCAGACACAAACAACGGAGACCCACTCACCGATGAGGTATTCGCACTGATTGATAAGCTTAACGGAAACGGCGGTGAACCGAATGGCGATAGCTGATTTTGACGAACTTAACGTGCTTTGGGTTGCAGAAATGGATTTGCCTGTAGTGGAAAAGCTACTGCGAGTTCAGATGATGACCGAGTTTGAAGAACGAATCCGAAAATTTTTCGGAAAGCAAAAAGAGACCGCAGAATCAGGCTTAAGTACCGAAAAAATTCTACTGATTATTGGCTTGCTCACTGTGCCGCTTGCACAAGAATGGCGGACAGTGTGCGACAAATATTACACAAAATATGTTTCGCTGATTTCTACAGCAAGCGGTAAAGTGTACCCGACAGCAGAGGAATGGCAGAAACAGCATTCGGTTGATTTTGCACGGTGGGTGCAGAAAACAACAGGTGAAAGCCTAAACAGCGATTATGTTTTCTCAGACGAACGTGCAAGGGACATAGCGAGAACAGAGGTCAACGGAATGTGTGATTTGGCAACGCTTGACGGATTTTATCGTTCAGGCTACACGCACAAACGGTGGGACAGCTTTCATGATAGCAAGGTGAGACAGTCGCACCGCAAGGCAGACGGTCAAATCAAGCTGCTTGCAGAGCCGTTTGAGGTAGGAGACAGCTTGCTGATGTTTCCTCACGATACATCACTGGGAGCATCTGCAAGCGAAACAGTAAACTGTCGGTGCGTTATGAGTGCCGTGCAACAGGAAGGAGAAATAACATGACAAAGGAAGATATTCTGAAACTGATACCTGACGCAACGCCCGAACAGATTGTTGCGATTCAGAACTCTGTCGACACGGAAGTCGCTATTGCGAAAAAAAGTACCGTTTCAGCAGACGAGCTGAAAGACCTCCGTGAGAAGGCGGAAAAGTTCGATGCGGCAGAGGCTGAAAAACTATCTAACGAGCAGAAGTTGCAGAAAATGCTTGACGATGCCGCTAAGAGCAAGACAGAAAATGCAAAGTTGCTTAATCGCACAAAAGCGATTGCGGAGCTTACAGCAGCAGGACTAACCGAGGACGATTACAAGGACTTGATTGACGGAATTGTATCGGACAACGAAGAAAACACCGTGAATATGGCGAAGAGCTTGTCCGCACTCATTACAAAAAAGAAAGCGGATTTTGAGACCGACTTCAAGGACAAGCAGATGCACAAATTCGAAAAGCCGTCAGGCGGCAGTACTGACGAGGGTGGAAACAACAAAACGGAAGCTGAAACATTTGCCGAAAGTATTGCGAAATCACAGGCAACCGCACTTAAATCGGCAGATGAGGCTAGAAAATTTTACACAGGAGGTAACTAACAATGGCTATGAGAATGACCACAACAACCGTTGCAGGCGACATTGGTATTTTAAAATACAACGATTACAAGGCAACGGCGGTTACTGTTGAATCAAGCGGTGTTACAGCCGATGAGACAACAGGTAGAAAAATCGTAAAAGCAGGCACGCCAGTGCCGAACGAATCCGCACCTGTCGGACTGCTACTTCACACAGTTGACGTAACAAACGGCGATGTTGCAGAGGCAGCGATTTACGAGGGTTCTGTTGACAACAAGAAACTCACCGCACTGGGCGTAACAGTTTCCGAAGAAGTCAAGGCAAAATTCCCCAGAATTACATTCTTTGATTGATTGGAGGTAACACACTATGGTTTTAGAAAACATCTTTACAGCGAAAGCCATTGCGGCGTATTGGAACAATGTGCTTGCTGAACAGAATGCTGCACCGTATTTCGGCGAATCTCTGTTCCCCGCAAGAAAGAAACTCGGGCTTGACCTTAAATTCATTAAGGGAAAGAGCGGACTTCCTGTTTCGCTTAAGCCTTCCGCTTTCGATGCGCAGGCTGAACTTCGTGACAGAATCGGCGTAACGGCGATTCAGACCGAAATGCCTTTCTTCCGTGAAGGATTTAAGATTGACGAACGTGACAGACAGGAAATTCTCCGTGTTCAGGACACTAATGACCCTTATGCACAGGTGGTTCTTACAAACATTTACAACGATGCAAAGAACCTCATTGACGGTGCAAATGTAGTCCCAGAAAGAATGAGAATGCAGTTGCTCTCGCCTGCTGACGGATCGCCAAAGATTCTTATTTCGAGCGGAAACGTAGCTTACGAGTACAACTACGATGCAGACGGCAGTTTTGCAAAGACAAACTTCAAAGCACTTACAGGTAAAGAGGCTTGGACAGACTATGACAATTCAGACCCTGTCTCCGTTATTGAGGATGCACAGGATAAGATTGAGGAACTCACAGGCGAAAAGCCCACAGTTCTGCTGCTGTCCAAAAAGACAATGAAAGACCTTGTAAACAACAAGAAGTTGCAGTCTTACTGCCTTACAAAAGCTGCTGCAAATGGCGGTGTTGTAAGAATGACCACAGCACTTGTCAAGGATTATTTCCGTGAGGAGCTTGAAGTTGAAATTGTGGTTTACAACAAGAAGTACACCGATGAAACAGGTGCGACACAGAAGTTCTATCCTGACGATATGGCAACACTTCTTCCGTCTTCGCCTATTGGAAACACTTACTACGGCACAACACCTGAGGAGGCTGACCTTGCAAACAAGCCCGAATCCAATGTAGCGGTAGTAAACACAGGCGTTGCAGTGACAGTGATTAACAAGAACGAAATTCCTGTAAACACTGCCACATATGCATCTGAGGTTACACTTCCTTCGTTTGAGGGTATGGACAAGGTGTTTGTGATTTCGACAAGTGCAGCAGCAGGCTGATAAATTTAAGGAGGTATTGCCATGGATATACTTGAACGCTTGCGGATAAGAATCCCAGAGGAAAAAGACGATGCAGTCTTGCTTGATTATCTTGAAACGGCGAAAAGTATTATCATGGCAAGGCGTTTTCCTTACGGCACAACGCTTGAAGAAGTCGAGCCGAGATATGTTGATTTACAGCTTAGAATTGCCGTTGAACTTTACAACAAGCAAGGGGCTGAGGGGGAATCCGCACATAGTGAAAACGGCATTAGCCGTACATACGAAAGTGCAGGAATCTCAAAAAATCTGCTTTACGAAATAACGCCAATGTGTGGTGTTCCCGAATGAGAAGTTTGAAACGGAATCAACAGCGGATTTTTTACTCGAATCTGCTTGAAACACAAAAGGCAAAAGACGAATACGGACATTTCACGGGTGAAAATATTCCTGTGTATGACGAAAAAAAACCACTTGACATATACGTTTCAGCTAACACGGGCGATATATCGACTGAAATGTTCGGCAATTTGTCAGATTATGACAGAGTAATGAGCATATCGGACACGAACTGTCCGATAAACGAAAACAGTCTGCTGTGGATAGGCATATCTGCCGAAAAGCCACACAATTTTATCGTAAAGCGAAAAGCCGAATCCTTAAACGAAACGGTATACGCAATACAGCAGGTGACTGTGAATGAAGACCATTAAAATGTCGCTAAGTACGAAAAGCATTGAAAATGCAAAAAAAGAACTTATCGCTTACAAACAAGAAATCCGAGAAAAAGTGCAACAGGCTGTGGTTGAATTGGTTGCTTACGGATTTGAAGTCTGCAAAGCAACAATTGTTGAGATGAATATCCCAGATACAGGGCATTTACTCAGCACGGTAAACAGTTTTTTCGATGCAGGAACAATGAGAGGTTTTATCCGTGTTTCGTGCGATTATGCGGTGTTTGTGGAATTCGGCACAGGTACAAGAGGTATGGCTACGCCGTATGTGGGTGAGGCAATGGCTAAGACAAGCTATAAATACATGGGCGGCACAACATATGTGACACTGTCTGACGGACGTGTCGGGTGGTATTATCCTGCCGATGACGGCACATGGAAATTCACCGAGGGTTTGCCGTCAAGACCGTTCATGTACGAAACGGCACAAGAAATCAGGCAAAACGCAAATGTGATATTTCGGGAGGTTTTTGGCAAATGATTGATTTTGAAAATCAAGTCATAGACATGGTGGCAAAACCTCTGTATGAAAAGTACGGAGAAGACGGCATATTCGTCACAGGAGAGCCTGTAAGCACCGTACAAACACTGTTCCCCGCCGTGAGCGTTATTCAGAGCGATAATGCTGTTCTGACACGCACACGTGCTATGGACGGCATAGAGAACCACGTTACGGTTTTGTATGAAGTTGACGTTTACAGCAATCTGACAAGTGGTAAAAAGCGGCAGGCAAAAGAAATAGCCGCAGTTATCAGCGAT